CTTCTAATTCAATACCAATAGATTCTAAATATTCATTCTCTTCAGGAGTAAATAAGTGTTCTCCATTAGATAATTTCACAGGCTCTCCTTCTTCTTGTTTAAGATTAGCTTTTTTAATAGGAGCTTTTAAATATAGTTTACGGATACCTTTAGCTAAGTCAGCATTCTCGGCAGGAACCACAAAAGAACCTTCTTCTATTTCTGCTTTAATCTTATCATCTTTAGGTCCACCTTTACCTTTAATCTCTCCGCCATCAGCACACATTTGAGCATGACGTTTTTTCATCTCAGCATCCATTTTCATCTTACCAACAATTCCACCTTTAGCGTATGTATTTACGCCTTCAAGTTGTTTAGCATCGTTAAAAGACGTTCCTCTTAAATTATATTGAGAAGTAATTGAAGCATTTAAATCTCCTGCCTCTCTTGCATTAACCGCTTGGTTTTGCTTATCTACTTTATTAGCCTTGTTATAAACATCTAATTGTTCTTGAGCTTGTTTCTCTAAGTGTTTAGTATAAGCATCTCCACTTATGTCCGTCATACCTCCTTCATAAGACATTCTAGTCGTCAATGCTTCTGATGGACTAAGGAAACTACCCATAATGGCAGTGTCTTTAGCAGCAGCAGCACTATTTAATTTAGCTGTAGCATTACCTTGAGAGTCATAAGTAATATTCATCTTCTCAGCCTTATTCTTTTCAGGTCTTGCTACTCCATCTATAACTCCATAAACTCCACCTACAACTCCTCCAATAGCTCCCATATCAGAAACAGCTCCCATTGCTGTTTTAGTAGTAGCATCTTGGCTTCCACTATCTTTAGCTGATGCTAAGTAAGATTTAGCATAAGCTGAACCAACATCACCTGCCGTTTGTCTATTAGCCTCTTGTTTTCTTTTCTTTTTTTCCTCTTCTGTTTTATCTTCCTCTTTTTTCTTAGCTGCTGAATAAGGGTCTGATTGACCTACAACTCCTGAGTTAACTCCATTTACACTTCCAAATTCATTATATCCTGTTGTTCCGCCTGCCGCATATCCTTTGATCTTAGATACTATACCTCCTTTAGCGAATGGCTGTGATGTGATATAATCAGGTTTCTCTTCTTCTTTCTTTATAGGAGGAGTGTCATACATCTTTCCCGTTTCTTTAGCTTCTCTTGAAGTTCCTAATGGTTTTAATCCTGAGTTAATATTTGGTAATTCATTTCCTAAACTATCATATTTTTTCTCCACATAAGTATCAGTTGCGCTAGGAGTTATTAATCCTGCTCCACCTTGTTGATTAGAAGTAAACTTTGTTCCTGGCAAAGAGAATGTAGTAGCTCCTTTAGTAGCTGTATTTACACCGCTTTCTAATGGAGTATTAATTTGTTGTACTGTACCTGTAGATAACTTCTCTCCTGTTTTAAATGGAACGAAATTACCATTAGCGTCATAAGATTTAGATAAGTCAATAATATCATCTCCAATAGCAGGTTTTCTTACCGCAGAGTTTGTGAAATTCCCTGTTTCATCAGCGAAATCATACATTTTATATCCTTTGTAGTCTCCTGGAACTTCTTTTCTATAAGTCTTTACTTCTCCATATAAAGGAGTTTCTAAAGGCTTAGGTTCTGTTTTAATTTTAGGAACAACTCTTACATATTCTTCCATAACCTCTTTCTCAGCAGGTCTATCGTCTTTATAAATACGAGGTTTTGGCTTAGTAGGAGTTCCTTTATTTCCAGATGAAGCAGTAGATGTTTTAGGCTTAGGCTTTGATGGTACAGGGATACCTACATTGCCACCACGAGATGAATCTTTAGAGCTTTTTCTGTAAACTTCCTCTCCATCAATAGTTACCTTTTCCCACTCTGGTCCTGTTGGAGCTACATCTACTACTTTCGCTTTATCTTTAATAGATGGAGCTTTTAAACCCTTAGTTACTTTAACTTGTCTAGCCATAATACACTTATTTTATACAAACAAATGTATTAAAAAAAATAACACTATATATACTTAAAAAAGTTGGTAAAGTAAGTTTTATCCTTATTTACACACTTAGCGATACCTCTAAATACTACATAAGCTACTTTCTTTTTAGAGATGTTATTAATTCCTCCTATAGCAGAATATTCAGTATAATTATCTTCAGAATCAAATCTTGCTTGATGAAATATATCAGTAGTTCCATCTTCATATCCAATTACAATATTGGAACCTTTAGGATTAATATTAGAAGGAAAGTAAACGAAAATATCAAAAGTAATCTCATTAGTACTAAGGCTATCAGACTTAACGTTTAATAATATTAAATCTGACTTGTTTAATGGAGACTCAAATTCTAAAGCATAAGAATTATACCTGATTGTTACATTCTTCTTAAAAGTAGAATGATAATATACATCTCTTTCTACTTGCCCGAAAGCACAACTAGCTAATGATAAAAATAAAACAGCAAATAATAATACAATTAAGTTGATTTTTTTACATTTAATGATTTCCATGATTTATAAGTTTAAGTGGTTAATAATGTTTATTTATATCCTTGTACAGTAGTTGTCTATAAAAGGTTACAAAATAATTCAACTTTGCATTAAAAATTATCTTTTACTTACAAATGTAGTCCGTAGCCACTGACTAATTTTCTGTACATTCTTAGATACAGTAGGGTCTGATACATAATTTTTAAATGTAAATTTAATTCTCACATAGTAGTCGGTTAATCTTCCATTAGTCGGCAAAGGCAGATTAGCAAACCACGATTTATCTATCCATCTGTAATTTCTATTAGTAGCAGAAATATTCATGTCACTAGCAGTTTGGTCATCAGTAGATGCTTCTACACTTGTCCAATTACTTCCCATTCCTTTAAATTGATAGTTTTGAGGAGTAACAGCATTATCCGTTTTAGCATTTACTATTACGTCAATTTCATGATCGAATACCTTTCCGTAAAACTTACATAATTCAGCTCCAAATGTTTGAATATAAATCTCATTCTCACTATTAATAGCTAACCAAAAATCATTATCGCCACCTGTTGCGCCTGTTGCAGTTGGATTAGTTCCTCCTGCTGTTAGCGTACCTGGATAAGAAGTTATAGTTACAGGTGCAATGCAAATATATTCTATGTTTTCATAAGGTATAATATCTCCTATAACATATGACGTAGACTTCATTCCAACGTTATACGGTTTATTACTTTTAGGATTATTTGCCGTTAATACTAAATCATTATGATTATGCCATATAGCAGGACAATTATCATAAAATGCCACAAAAGCATTTAATATATGATTGTATCCTAATGTGAAATCTTTATTTACAACAGTTGTAATAGGACTTACATCAGGTATAATATTTGTTTCACTATACTTAAAAGTTAAGTACGTCATTTTAAATCTAGGGTCGTAACATCCAACTATTCCATATCCAAGTAAAGGAGCCTCTTTAGCTTCAATATTATTTGTTGTGTATATAGAACTACTATTTGAAGCTGCGTTACCTTCGTTAAATTCATTATTAAAGAATACTTGAAGTCCTTTAACCATTGACATTTCTTCTGGCTTATTACCAATTCCCATTACCATAAACGCTCTTCTTCTCATGTCAAACCAGGCGAAACCATATTCTGTTTCAGTTAATCCATGTTGATGCTGATTACCGAAATAAGTATCTATATCATCATATCTATCAATAACTCCTGTTACACCTAATGCCGTAGCATCTCCTAAAGCACTTCCGCCAACTAATTGACGTTCTAATATTGGAGTGTAACCTACTGAATGGTCCTGCCAATAGAATAGTTTAGAATCTCTAGCTTTTAAGTTATTGATTTGTCCGCGCTGTCCATCTACATCTCTGTAATCAGGAATAGCAAATGTTCTAAATGAATTAATTAATTCGCCAGGATATTTAAGTGCTGACCACCTCATTCTATATTCAAACTTACCCGTAAATTTATAGTTATTAGGCAAAGCAGGATACTTAATAAAAGTTCCATCAGAGCTATATCCTTTGTTATAATTAAATGATTCAACTTGAGTATTTGGAGTCATAGAAGGATCATTCCATACTACGCCTATTGGGGGTGTTGAAGATGGATAAACCCCTTTATTAGAACCTTTAAGTCCTCTATTTAATCCCCAATTAGTATTTCCTTCGCACGGGAACCATATTTGGTAACCCATAGAATCTGTTGGAGCAACCGCATAATCAGCATCATATAATCCATAAGCTACATCTACTAAATTAGTAAAACAGTCTCCGCCGAATATCTCTATGTTATTGAAAGTGTATTTTTTATCTCCTGCATAAACTCCAGTAGCAAACGTTCCGTTTATAGTATCCGCTTTTACTTGAGCCGTAAACGGTTGAAAATGTCCTGTTGACATATATAGAGTATCAGCTATTGCTTGCTCACTAGTACCTCCATATTGATTAGCAGGAGATGTTCCTGTAAGAATATTCATTACAATCTTCTCGTATATAGTCATCGCTCCAGAGTCATTATAAGACAATACTCCGCCGTAATGCTGAAAATGCTCGGGCATAATAACCATTTTTTTACAACCTACAGACTTTGCATCCCAAGGAAAAAAAGTACCTCCAGAACAAGCTAAATCTAAAAATGTATTTAATGCTAATGCACTTAGAGTTTGAAATCTATTAAAGTAATTCTCTCCTGTCCCGATTATATTATTATCTCCATTGAACTCATTAAAACTTCTGTTCCCATATCCATTCATAGATTTTAACTTCTTGATTCTAGGTGAACCAGTACTATTATACGGACTTGGTAGCGTAAGTAATTTACTAGCAACAGCATTATATGTTCCATACGCTTTAGCATGATCTCCACTTAACCAAAATGCTTCTTCTATAGTTTGTCCAATAACTCCAATAGGATTATTAAAAGTGTAATTAACTAAGTGGTCAGGACAAATAAATGAAGATAAATCTCCTAATGGAGTGTAAAAAGTAGGCTCTTGAGAAAAATCAGTCTTTACAAATCCTAATGGAAATAATGTATTAGCTACTCCAGAGTCGGCGCAGGTTTGCATCATTAAACCTTGAGCAATAATAACAGGGTCTCTTTCAGCTCTTACAATACAAAATCCACTACATTTATTTATTATAGACTCAGGAATATCAATACCTGAAATAGTAGCTCCTGATACATTTAAAGAATAAGATTTCAAAGTTGCACTATAATCTCTTTCTAATACTAAACCTCCTTTAGTTGGCACATCATCGAAAGTATAATCTCCTAAATGTTTTACATAAAAAGGATTTCCCTTTAAATCCAAAAATAATATTCCGTATCTATATTTTTCTTTACTCCAATGCCCTTTATTATGAGATGCTACGGCGGGGTTTTTGTAATCCCAAAACGCTGTACTTTGACTTGTAAAATCTATATAATCTTCTACTCTATCTCCACTTGATATTACATTGTATCTATTTCTAGTAGTACAAGGAGCGACTGTAGCTGTTCCTGTAAATTCTATTGTAGATTCATCTCCTACTGCTGCCGAATAAGGAATGCCTGTAATAATATCTCCTGTTACATAAAAAATACCACTTCCTTTAGGGTACTCTACCTTATCAGTAGTTAGATTTCCTAATTTAACAATCCATCTACTGTCAGCGTAAATATCTCCTACTCCTGGATTAGCTCCAATAGTAGGACTAACATCAACAGGAATCATCCCATTTGCGCAAGACGCAGCGTTTTTATAATCATCATGGCAAACCATAGGATAGTTCACTTGTCCAATAGTTACTCCACTTAAGTCTAATTCAAACTCTTCTCTTTCTGTTATATTAGCTACAATATTATAATTCTTATTAGTAGATAAAGTTTTACATTTTAAAATACTAGCAGGAAATAAAGTTAAGTCTGTGATAGTTACAGTTCCTAAGTTAGTTCCTCCGCCATCTTCAATAATCATATCTGAACCAGAAATAGGAACTTTAGCTACTATTGTTATTTGATATGGTATTTCAGTTTTTTGATCGAACTCCGCGCAACATAATTCTATTGTATCAAAATTAGTATCAATATTTTGAATCCTTAATTTAATAGACTTATTACTATTAACTATAGTAGTTTCACTTCCATTTCCTACAAAATCTAAATAAGGAGTTCCTGTTATATAAGAAGGCTCGTTATCCATTCCTACATGAATAGGATTGCTTCCATAACTCCAAGATGTTTGTACTCCATCTAATGATGAAGATAATCTATAAAAGTAAATATGGTTACCACAATTCTTATTACCCATTCCGTATTCTACGAAATCAATATTACCCATAGTTCTAGTTGGAGTCCAATCTAAAAGAGATAATGGGAAGTATTCAATTACTAATGGACTTCCTGATATAGTTGTAAAGTTGGCATTAGTAGCCACAAACACGTTTCCGTTTACATAGTTTGGAGCCGTTGGAATGTTAGTTCCTCCACTTGGTCCATACCAATTACCTCCATTAGAAATAACACCTCCCATAACCATGTAAGTTCTACCTATTGATAAATCTCCACTTGATAAATATGTTGTAAAAATAGGATTAGCTATATCAAATACTCTAGGCTCATTATTATTATCTGTCCAATAAATTCTTTCTATATTATTATTCTCTCTAAAAGAAAATCCTTCTATTTTATGTAGTTTACTAAAATTCAAATCAGGATGATGATAATAAGGAGTATAAACCCCATTAAAGTCATCTACGTTCTTAGTAAATTCTATTACACCTATCTCTCCATATCCTCCTGTTGATTCATTATTTGTAGAGAATACTACTAACTTATCAATAAAAGAAATAAAGCCTATAGGCATAGGTAAATCATCGCTTAGACTAGCCGTGCCATCATTTGCAGGTAGGTATCTAGGTCGTAAAGATAAAATTACTCTATTGCCTTTTGTTAGCTCCACCGTGTAGTGGTTACCGTCATACGAAATCAACATCCCGTTCTTCATATTACGATAAGTTCCGTCTGGTTGTAAAATAAAGGCACTATCTTGATGTAGTCCTTTGTCAAATGTATTAATAACTGAACCTGCCATAAGTGTTGTTTATATTCATTCCTACCCATAATCCACGACCTGAATAAGGGTCATGGTATAATCTTGCTATTTCTTCTCTATCTGTTTCTGATAACTCTGCATCTAAAGCTCTTGAATGAGCGCATAGTCTATCCCATTGTGTATAGTGCCATTGCATCATTTTAGTGTCTTTTCTTCTCATACACCAATTATACAATATGAATTGAGTAATAGCTTCTACGTGATTTTCACCTATCTCCATAAATCCATCACAATCTACCTTGTATCCTATGTATTGAATAGTTACTTTATCGTTATGTAATTCTACATCAAATATCATTTTGTTATTCTGAAAGTGATATGGCACTATTCCACATCCACTTGTTGTTTCAGATGTTCCTGTATCAACTACTAAGAAAGTGTTTGGAGTTGTTAGTGAAGCATTAACTATTGGGTTACTAAATGTTCTAGCAAATATACTTCCGCAGTTAACATCGTGACTTCCTAAAATAGCACCTTCTACTTTAATAGCGTTGTCAGGTAATTGTGCCGTGCATCCGCAAACATCAATTACTTTCCATTGTCTTTCGTATTGATAGTAACTCCCTATTTCCTTCTCTGCTTGGTAAGCCCAAGTCATAAATAATGGTCGGTGTTTAGCGTGGTCTACCGCCGCCAAATCCATTGCATTAATTATAGGATTGTTTATTGATATTAGTTTGTTTATTGACATTGTAATCTAGTTATTAATGTTCCTTTTTTAATTCCTTCTGTAACAGCATCTCTTAAATCTTGATGTGGTTTAAAAAATATCTGTTTGTTCTTTTTATATCTTTTAGTTTCTAGTACTATCTTGTAAATATACTTAGAACTACTTAAATTCAACTTCGCTTTCGTTACTCGTCCGCCGACATAAGTTAATCCTTTCTCTAGTAACGACATCATTCTTTTACTTTCTGTTGTCTTTGTTGCTTTAACCCAAATTTTAGTTTGACTATCTAAGTTTATAATCGCTCCTATTTTTAAGTTATTCAATATCTCTTCTTCTATGTAACTACTCCAAATATCATTAATATCCTTTGTAGTTATCTTTTGTTTAAACCTTCTTTTAAAATCTCTTTTAATCAATCCATGTACTCGTGGAGTTGACCACTCTCCCATTTTCTTATCAGCTATTTTTTTCATTTAGTTACTACATCATCCGCCGAATCGTTTAACACATCCACTACTTGCTGTTTCTCTATTTGAAACTCAGTAGTTAAGATAGATATTACAATTTGTCTAGCCAAATGTGCTGATACAGGATATGGGTCATTCTCAGTCATTTCTACTTCATAGTTAGTATAGAATACTTGTGAGTTACCACTAGCTGTAAATGTAGTTGTAGAAGTTCCTGTGAATGTGGCATTAGGCAAATAATTAACTCCATCGTAAACTACTAATCCTGTTGTTCCTTTTACTGTATACGAGTAACCTGATTTAATTCCGCCACTAATAATAGGTAATGTTTTCTTAATCATTAATCCTTCTGTAGTAGCAGGTATTCCAAAAAATCTTAGGTTCTGAACAAGTTTATTAACATAAATAGTAGTTCCAAATCTTTGATAGTAATGAAACATACTTCTTACGTGTTCTTTAGGTATCATTCTCCAAGTATCCATTGAATAGAAAGTGTAAGAAGTCTTACCGCAAGCAGATATAACATTTAATCCTAAGTCTAAGTTACCGTCACCTAAGTAAGTTAAATTGATTACTTCAGGTATTTCCGCCTTCATAATATCACAAGCGCAGAAATCTACATTAGGATCATCCGAGAAATTAACCTTAGTTAACGAGTGAATACCAAAGTCCACTAACCAATTTTGGTCAATAACCTTAGTAATATTGTATTCTTTAAGTATTTCTGAAACTCTTGCTTGCTCAACCTTAAATCCAACCCATGTCTCGTCAACCCTAGATTCGTCCGAGCGAGAAAATCTTTCAGCTAAAATTAAAATATCGTCTATGATTTGTTTTTTAGTTGGCATATTCTACTTATTTATACCTCAAATGTAACGAAAATAATTATCGGTTTTTAATGCAAAGTTGAATTAAAAAAGCCTCACATTTCTGCAAGGCTACTTGTTGGTCATAAGATACTATCCTCCGAGTGGTTATTTCTTTTTCCAAAGCCTTATTTTAGCTTTTACTGATATTTTATGAGTCTTATTGAATGGGTCGTAGCCATATCCGTACATAGCTCTTTTAGTATCGAAGTCGGCGGATGCAAACATTCCAAATGAATTAAGATTACCATAAGGTTCTAATCCTATAAACATTAATTGTTTCTCTGCCACCTTCGTCTCTTTAATTAACATAGTTGGAGCTTTCCATCTATATCCTACCTTAACTCTTTTTAGCTCATTCTTAAACACTTCTTCTTGCAAGTATATAGATAAGCTATCATTAACAATAGAATCGTTATATGAGCGTTTTGTAAAGTAATCTCTTACTACAGCTCCCGAATCTACATTGGCAGGAATAGTAACAGTTGCTCCTTGTGTACCTGGAATTTCTACTCTATACGGTTTAGGGACTTCTACTAAGAAAGGCATATTATGGTATCTATCTGTAGATTTTAAATAAACAGTATCAATAGTAGAATTAGACTGCTTAGATTCGCATCCGCGATTGAATATAAAAGACAATAACGCTATCACTGATAACGCTATTATAATTATGTCTTTTATTTTATTAATCATTAGTTTACTTTTGGATTATTATCAGGATTACTTACTGTTAATGACGCTACAAACGTACCTGCTAAACCAATAGCAATTAAATATCCGTCTATTGACTCAGGAATAAAAGCTAACTGAGTAGCGTATTGACTTCTAGCCGTTACTAAAGCAGCTCCTAAAGCAGCACAAGCAAGCATAATCTTTCTTAGCTTATTAAAGAAAGTTGGACCTTCTGCGATTAATCTGTTGTAAATGTTTTTTATAGTTAAGTATTTCATAGTATTAGTTTTTTAATTCAAATTTTTTAATTGCGTAAATGATTGATATTACAATCTTGTTTTTCCAATCGGAAGTTAACATCTTAGTAGCCTCTTCTTTATTTGTATGGAATCCTAGTTCAAGTAAAACAGAAGGACAAACCGTGTTCTTGAGTACATAAAAATTCTCTTCCTTATCTTCGTCTTTGTCAGTATTATCTGTTCTCCATTTAACCTCATTTCCAAAGTTTTCTTGTAATTCATCTATAATTAATTGAGCAAATTCATCACTCTTAGTTTGACCTTTTGAAGTAAAAGCACTCATCCCGCTTGCAGGATTCCAAGTAACTCCATCTCCATTAGCATCAGAGTGAATAGATAAATATATACATGGCTTAGTTTTAGCTAATCTATTAGCCCTTTCTACCCTAGTCTCTAATGAAACATCTTGTTCTGAAGCTACAATATCAATACACTTAATATCTTCCGCTTCCATAGCAGTCATTAGCCTCTTAACAATATCCCTGTTATTAACCCCTTCATATAACACGGAGCCGTCATCAAATTTAGGAGAGCGTTTACCTGCTGTTTGATAAACCTTATTTATCATTCCGCCGTGTCCTGGATCAAGAATTATAGTGAACTTGCTCATACTATACTAAGTGTTTTAAATTTTTAATATTAGGTAATTTTAATTTTCTTGATTCAAGTTGTCTAGGTATAACCATACATACTTGTGGATACTTATCATTTCTTTCCTTTCCATTATTAGTTCTTTTGTTTTGAACCAAAGGAACTTCTTTTAAACTCAATGTATCACTTTTAAACTCTTTTCTAAGAACAAATTTCTTAGCTTCTAATAAATCTATTCTATTATTAATTTTTAAAATCTCAAGTTCATATTTATACATTATCTTAATTTCTAATGCAGAAATACTATCATCAGATTTATCCATTCTTGATTCAAATCTCCATATTCCTCCAGCAACTATTAACGCTCCTGATAAGAACCATAATACATCTTTAAATTTGTAGCTTGTTTTGTCTAAATCTACTAGTGCCATATACTCTTTAATCTTTATTTTATATTTTAAAATTATTAATTATTTGGTTCATTATAAGGTAAAACATCTCCATCATAATAATATTCTATGCAGTCGGGTTTAATAATTTGAGCTACATAATTTAACTCATTTTCTTTTAACTCTCTTTCTGATTGAATTTTTCCATCATCAGAATATGTATGTTTAATTACTATCATGGTTTATCAATAAGAATTTGTAAATCTGCTAATCCTCCAGTATCAGCAGCACTATTCATAGTACTACATTCTAATTCTCTTAATCAACATACCACTTGAATATGCTGAATGTCCAACATCGGATAAAATATAAGCTTGAATAATATACACATCATTACTCCAGTTTATATTTAATGAACTAAATAAATTAGCTAAACTTCCTCCCTTAGAACTCCCCATTGATGTAGATGCGAAGAATCCATTGGTATCAGTTGAGCTATTAACCCATAATGTTCTAAGAATAGAGTTACTTCTATGTCCAGCATTTCCAAATACACCTATTAATGTTGCTCCGCTCAACGAATTTATAGTATTTATATATAAATAATTATTTCCAGTACCAGACGCCGATGACCTTTCAGACCTTGCTTCAATCTCAATCTCATCGTTAACTGCTATAGTATTAGCAGGAATAAAAGCACTATTTATTAGTGTTAATGACAATGTACCTGTATATGGTGTTGTATTAGTAAAATCTCTGTAAATAACTGTAAGCCCCTTATCAATATCTCTCTTCAACGCTAACGCATCATGCACAGCATCTTCACTTGGAGCTTTATTAGTTATTCCATTTGTTATACTTTGTGATATTGGAAAATCTGTTAATTCAACTGTTTCTATAATATTATTATAAGTTAAATTACCATAATAAATAGCTTTTATCTTAATTGAATAAATTAAAGCTACATTAGAATCAGTGTAAGTTCCTGATGCTACCCACGCTCCTGTAGATACATTTAAACTTGATGTTACTATCGTTCCACCAGCTGTTTTAGGGCTTTCAAAAGTTGGTTTATTCGAGCCATCAATCTTTGAAAGAACGCAGTTACCCGATAACCCGAACTCCCCTGCGTTGATAGTTGCTCCTGTAGGGAGCGTGAGGCTTCCGCTTGCTCCTGAGATAACCTCGTAATATGTGACCTTATATTCATTGTTTTCTAAATTTGTTACACGACCATCTAAAGCAGGGTCAGAACCTCCGCCATTTGATGCTTGGCTAAATATTCTTCTTGGATTCTTTACTGCCGTCTGACCCATTGTTAATTAAATTTACCTTCTAAATATGACTTCATTATAATATATGCACAGTATGAATCAAATGAATTAATATTCTTTTCTTTCATAGCATTAAAATCGTTTAATAACCCTTTCCAATAATCATATTCTCCAATACCATCTAAGGTATTTGTATTGTCTAAAGTTATTAAAAAAATATCTTTTGTCAAAATATTTGTAGCAATAAAATCATTAGTTTCTTTATTATAATAATTTAGATTACAATCTAATAGAATAGTTTTATCAACTTTGTTATCAACAAACTTAATAAATTCTATTTCTCTTTTAAGTCCTGATTTAGGACAAGTATCTGTATGTATAATCATTATTCATGGTATAAGTTAGGTGAAATTACAAATTGTAATACTTGAGATGCTGTTGCTGCTCCAGATAATATCTTACCAAAAACACCAACAAATTCACCTGGATTAACAATAATAGGTGCTTCAAAATCAAATTGAATTGAACTGCCTTGTTGTCCTACAACTGCTGATACAGGAATACTAACAACACCTATTGGTTGTGGTCTTCTAATCTTAGTTGTACCAGTTGCAAATGAAGCTGATTCAGTAGTTGCTAAAGATGCTGCCGTTGAACCCCACCCTAAAGCTATTGCTAAAGTTGTAGGTACAGTAGCAGAGTTAGCTGCGCCAGCATTAACAATATCAACTTTAATACCTCTAATGTGCATAACTCTACCTGTTTGATTGACACCACCTAAAGGATTTTGATAACTAGATATAATTACATCAGTTGCAGAAGTAGCAGCAGCATTCATTTGGAATATACCACCTAAGAAAGCTCCTAATGCAGCAGTTGTATTTGTTGCAGCAGCAGCAGTTGGTAAAGCTGTATTTGCCCACTGAACTTGCTGGGCACCATTTGTATAAGTACCACCATCTAATGTTTGTAAACCTAATCCAGAACCAGCTAATTGTCCAGCCCAAGTTTTATTAGTTGCAATATCCATTAATGTTACTGTAACATCAGATACTCTTACAATCATATTTGGAGAAGAACCAACTAAAGCATTATTATATTTTTGAATAAATAATGGTAATGCTGTAGATAAAAATGCTTGACCTTGACCAACAGGAAGTGTTTGCTCTCCATATAATACATCATCAACCCAATATTCGATTTCACGCTCACCTACTACCATAGAATACTTTGCGTTTTGATCTACTGGCATATCAGCTATATTAGCTATTAATACTTTTTTATCAACTAATCCACCATTATATCTTATACACCCTTTTAATCCAGCACTAGATAATTCAAGCCATACTCCATCAGTAGGTTCAGCAGCAGCCACAGCCACACCTAATCCACATAAAAATACTTCATTTACAGTTGGTAACATTGTAATATTGCCTGTAAATCCAATACATATTGGAGCTGTCCCTATTAAAGGGAAGTATCTCCAAGTTTGTAATAAAGCACTATTACTAGCAACAGTTGATGTACCAGCAGCATTTACATTTAAAAAACCTGCCGATTGTGTCATTGTCATAGTAGTAAATACATGTTTCCATAAACCTGTATTTTGAGTAGTAGCATTAAAAGTATGACTAAATAACACAGTATCTACACCTACACGGCTTCTAAAATCTTGAGATACTTCAGAAGATTTTAAATAAGCTGTACCTGTTTTAGTACCAGGATCATTTTCTTGAAATGCTCTAATAGCTCCTACATTATCTGGATTGGTAGCTACATCTGTTTCTGTTACTACCTTAGCAGCATTAGAACTATTTACTTCTTGTTCATATGTTGAACCTTTAACTCTTATACTCATTATATTATTTCTTTATAAGTTATTTTATATCTACCCCAAGTTAGAT